AGCCCGCGCTCGCCAGCACCGACCGGACGGCCTCATCCTGGCCGTCGATCACGATGATGTGCTCGATCGGGTGATACGTCTGGGCGGCCACCGACGCGGCCGCGCGCTCCAGCACCGTCCGCGGACGCCCCCACGTGCCGGTGATCAGGGTGACGAGCGGCTGGTCAGTCATGATTCGCCCCGTTCAGCGCCCGCCGCACACTCGCCGGCCGGACCGCAGCCTTCGTCCCGTGCTCCCCGCTGCCCGGCGAGGACGGCGCCGCGTTCAGCCGCGGCGTCACACCCTCAACCACCGTCGGGCCGGGCCCGGATCCGGGGGGCTGCGGAAGCATGTGCTGCGTGGCCGCCGCGCCCGGCGGCTGCACCGGCGGCGGCGCATCCGGGTCCACCACCAGCTGCGACACATCGTTCGCCAGCACCGCCAGCACCGCCGAATCGCGGGTGTACCCGGAGTTGCGGAACGTGAGCAGCGCCTGAGCCCGGATCAGCGACTCCTGCGCCTTCTCCTGCTCACCGTCCTGCAGCGCGGCGATGTCGCTGGTGTCGAACCACAGCTTGACCCCGGCCGGCGGCAGGCCCGGCACCAGCTTCTGCAGCGCGGCGCACGCCGAACGCCACTCCGGCCGCATCAGCGTGTCCGCGAACTGGCGCATCACATCGCCGTACGACTTGCCCGCACCCTGCAGCCCGACCAGGCCCAGCAGGATGCCCGGCACCTCCAGCGCCGCCAGGATCCGGTCGGCACCCGCCTGCTGCACAGTGTCGAAGTTCATCTGGTTGAAATTCGCGCCGATCACCGTCGCGTCGGCGCCCTGGTCGAGGATCAGCGTGCGGAACGCGTTCGACTGGCCGCCGTACCGGGCCGTGATCCGCTCCCGCAAGCTGTCGACCGTGCCCGGCTGCAGCTTCTGGGAGTACTTGATCAGCAGGTTCGGGCTGGCCGCGTTGTTCAGGTACTGCAGCTTGTACCCGGTCATCCCCGAGTCGGCGTCGATCTCCCGGATGATCGGCGTCAAAGGGGACATGCCCCGGAAATTCGCCTGCGGATCCGGCAGCGGAGCCCAGTGAGCCACTTCCTCCGCCGGGACGGTCACCGGCGGCCCGAAATCGTGCTCCTGGTTGCGCGGCGGCTCGAAATGGAACCCGATCTTGCGGCGGTACCAGCCGCCCGACGGCACGCTGACGAGCTCACTGATGATCGTCACCCAGTCCGGCCTAAAGCGCACCAGCACGTCCTCATCCGGAGGCGCCCAGGTGTAGGAGTTGCCCGCCATGATCGCGTCCTGCTCCATGCGGGCCAGCAGCTCGCCCTCCGTCGCATCCGGCCACGGATGCTGCAGCAGGCTCAGCCGCTGATCGGTGAAGATCCGCTTGTCCGACACCGACCGGAGCACGAAGCTGGCCTCCGCGAACAGCCGGATCCGCTTCACCGACGCCGAGAACACCGGCGAGTTGGCCGCGTTCGCGCTGACCGCGTGGCCGGCCAGGCCCGGCAGGATCTTCTCCCGGTTCGGCGAGCCGTACGACGACAGCAGGACCGCTGCGCCGGACGCCTCGCCCTCCCAGAACGTGTCGCCGTACCGGGAAAGCATCCGGTCGAGCAGCCTCACCTGCTGATCTCCGGTTCCGCCGGCTCGTAAGTCTGATCGAAGATGTCCGGCTTGCACGGGTAAAGCTCGCCCTGGACGCCGCGAATGATCCAGTCACCGAGGCTGGCGGCCATCGTCCCCTCAAGCGTGCGGATACGGATCCGGCCATCAGCCGCCGCCATCTGCCGGGCGATATCGGCCTCGTTACCCTCCGCCACGCTGCCCATGAACGAAGCGACCTCGTCCCAGTTGTCACCGGTCCACTGGACCGCGTCGACCTCAACCGGCCGCTTGCGCCACCTGCTCACCGGGCCGCCCGGTACCGCTCGAGCACCTGCTGATGCGTCACAACCCCATCCGCCGACGGCTGCGCCGGCACATCCCGCATCAGCGCATACCAGCACCCGAACACGCTGTCAGCGATCACCGCCAGGCCCACGGCCCACCGCGCGATCAGCGCCGCACCAAGCACCACGCCCGCGAGGCTCAGAACGAGCAGAAGCGCCTGACGCGTCATCGGAGACGCACCGCGTGCGCGAAGCGCTGAACGCGCCAGGACGCCACGCACGGCAACGCGCAGTCGCTTTCCAGCCTTCATGCCCCTCCTCACACCACGAACGCGCCCGGATCCGACACCCGCTCCCAGCCCAGGAAGCCCCACACCGCCAAAGTCGCCGCCACCAGCGGGCCCTGATCGGTCGCCAGCCGCGGCTCCCACGCCTTCGCACCCGCCAGCGGACGCTGCTGCGCCGCCCGGACAGCTGCCGTCAACGGCGGCTGGTCCAGATGCTCCAGGCCGGCGTCAGCCACCAGGTCCAGGAACTCCCCATGCGCCGCGGCGACTTCCTCCGCCGACGGCTTCGTCACCAGCACCCCGGCCTCCGCCAGCGGCTGCAGCATCGTCCCCGACTGCGACTTCGGGTTCACCACCACCGCAACCGGGTCATGGGTCTCGCACAGCGCCGCCAGACGGGCCACGACGTCCCGCGGGTGCCCGTAGAACGGCGACAGGTCGACCAGGACCTTCCCCGCCTGCGACCGGCCCGCCGCCACCACCGACGCATGCTTGCGGTCCTCCGAGATCGCCGCGCCGAACGCCACCTCGCTCACAGCTGCGACCCCGGATCCGCCCGCGCCGCGCCCCAGGTGTCCTCGCCGATCACGCTCCACTCCTCAGCGGCCTCGTCCTTCGGCACCCACTGATTCAGGTACGCGCGCCGGAACTCATTCAGCTTCAAGGAGCGGACCGCCTTCTCGTACTCGCCGCGGATCGCGTCCTCGTCAATCGTGAGCCCGAGCGCCGGCATGCAACCCCGCCACACGGCCGGGTCGCCCGGATCTGCGTCCTCCGGCGCCGACCACTCGAAATACACCAGACCGTGCTGGCGGCCCTCCGCCGCGGCAGCGCGGCCCACTGCGACTTTGTCCTCGAGGTACGGCGACGCGCCGAGCCAGCCAGCCGTCGAGATCCACGCCAGCAGCTTGTTCGCCCGCGTGATCATCGCCGGGCCGAACGCCTGCTCCAGCCGCCAGTCGGGCTGCGCGAACGCCTCGTCGATGTAGCACTCGTCCAGCGTGCCGCCATGGCCCGCCTTCTCCGTGTTCGACTCGATGCCGAACCGCGAGCCGTTCCGCCACCGGATGTGCTCCTGGCCGCTGCCCAGGTTCTTGCGGTGCCGGCCCGCGAATGTCCTCGACTCGGCCAGCGCCGCGCAGAAGTCCTCTTCCCACTTCTCGCGCGCCTTCAGCCGCGTCTGCGCCGTGTACACCAGATGCTGCCGCGGCCCGAAAAACGCCGTCGCATTCGCCCGGTGCGTACTCTTCGCCAGCACAAACGTCGACTTGCCGGACTGCCGCGGAACCGTCAGCCCGAACTCGTCATAGGCCAGGCGTCCAGTTTCCGGGTCGATCTCCCCAGTCACGTCCGCGACCAGCTGCTGCCACGGCATGAACGGGAACCCCAGCAGCCGCGCGGTGCGGCCGACCGCCGGGCCGAGCGTCAGCCGGTCAGGATTCCTCGGAGTCCCGAACCGCGGCGGGCAGTTCAGGTTCGGACAGGTCGTCCGCGAGATCATCACCGTCATCGACAGCCAGCCTGCTCAGCTCCGTCAGGTTCTCCCGCAGCTCCCGGTTGATCGCCGCTATCCCCATCAGCCCTCTGCCCTGATCCAGGGCCCGCGCGAGCGCCAGCGACATCGCCGTCAGCGCCTCGCCCATCGGATGCGCAGTCATCAGCGCCGCGATATCCGCGCGGACACTCGACTCCACCAGGCCCGGGCCGCTCTCTGGTCCCGGTGCCGCCCGGGACTTCCCCTTGCGCTGCGCGCGCACGCGACACAAATCCGAACAGAACTTCGCGGTCGCGCGCTTCGCCTCGAACGGCTTCTCGCAGTCAGCGCAAGTCTTGCGCATGCGGCCCTCCCGGACGGTCCACGGTGCCCATCGCTACAGACGGTGACCATCTAGAGGGCGGTTACGTAACACAAACTGACCGTCACAGTTTTTTGCCGGC